ACACAATCAGAATTAGATTGTTGCTTTTCTGCCGCGTGTCGCTGGTTTAGTTACAAGTTCCTCGATGCAATTCAAACGATAATCAAGGTCTTTCAAGTTGGATTCAATCCTATTTACAGTACGCGATACATCTGCAAGTGACTTGCCACCATTTGCATCAGGGTGCAAAGGATAAGTAGCAGTATCGATGTAAGTCTTGATCGGTTTTACAATTGCCCACTTGATAAACATTCCAAGCAGTACAGCAATTGCGCTTAGGGCTGCTGCGTATTGACCCAGTTCTAGGATTCCCACGATTACTTTTTCTTGACAGTCTTTTTCTTAACAACAGGTGCAACAACTTTAGTTTTTGCTTTTGTTGCTGCTGATGCTTTTTCAGTACCAACCAACAGGTAAGGATCAAGGTCTTTGCCTGCGCTCCATTTAAGATTATTGCGCAGTTCTACGTGTAAATGTGGCCCAGAACTATTGCCTGAATTCCCAGATTTTGCAATGACCTGTCCAGCAGTAACAACATCGCCAGCCTTGACAAGAGTTGCTGAAAGATGCGCGTAGATAAACCAACCACCATTTACTGATTGAACTAATTGTTGCCCGTAGGCAGCACCCCAGTTTGCTGCAGTGATCTTTCCATCTGCAACGGCGTGAACGTCAGTTCCAACTGGAACAGCGTAATCCACTCCCGTGTGAAAACCTTTTGACCACATGCGCCCAATTTTTCGATATCCCGTTGAAGGATTCTTGCCTTTGATCGGTGATGGCATTATTCGCTGATTCCATAACGATTGTCAGAAGGGTTCAACCAGTTGATCAAGATCGGTAGTGCAGAAGCAAGACCAATGCCAATAGCAGGATGAATGCTTAAACTCTCAAGGTTCAATAAAACCCAACCTAGAACACCTGCGCCAAAAATCTTAGCGAATGATGCTAGTGGTGAATAGGCTAACCAAACTTTTAGTTGTTCCATTGTGATTCCTTAATTAGTAGTTGGTGATTAAAGGCTTGCGATCTCATCGGCGGTTAGTCCAAGTGCTGCAAGTTTTGCAAGTGCGCTTTGACGGGCTGCAACTTTTGCATCGGCTTCGGCTTGCGCTTCTGCGTTCGCTGTTTGTAGTGCCTTGTATGCGTTAAATTCCTCGTCAGTCATTTCGCGTACTTCGTCATCAATTTGGATTAGTGGTTTTGCCATTTCATTCCTTAGTTGTTGTAGCCATAAACGCGAATTGTTCCGCCCGTTAATGTTCCGCTACTTGGTGTCAATGTGAAATCTGTGTATGAAGTGGTATTGGCAAGATATCCCGCACCGTAACGACCACCAGCGCCGGTTGTTGTTGGACTTGTAAAAGTTTGAAAAGTTGTGTTTTTTGCTGTGAATGGGTTTTGCAAATCCGCGTTAACATTTAATACGTTTGCTGAGCCATAACCTACAAGTGTAAAACTAGTTGCGTTACTATCTCTGTCACCTGTAATACTACCTGCTGCGTAACTAGAAGTTATATACCCTGCGTAATACCCAGTAACCGTTGCCCCAAGTTGTAGCGCAAGATTGTGACTGGCCGAACCAACTCCACCGCTAAGTATAATTTTGTAATTGTCGTAAGTTGTACTAAACGCGCCCGTCACGTTTACGCTGGAAACTGTTGTGCCAATAACTTGCGACTTAATGAAAGTCAACCCCAGCGCACCAGCACTAGCCACAGTTGGAAAGAAAATAGAAACACCTGCTGAAGTGAAGTAAAGAGTTCCACCAGCATTCTGCGCTAAGGCTAATGAGCCAGCAGTTGAAACTGTTGCCGTTCCTGCGGTGATCGTGCAAATACCTGCGCCAATGTTCTGGATAAACAAAGTGTCACCAGCAGCAAATAAACTTGTATTGACCGTAATCGTTTGAGCACTTGCTGAGTTCATTACAATTCGTGTACCTTTATCGGCAGCAACTAGAACGTAATCGGTAGTCTTTGTGCTTACTGTCTGGTTGTAATCGTTAGCCTGCAACGCATTAACTTGTGCCGCAGTTAGAACTTGTCCTGCTGTAAAAGTTTGTAAAGCCATAATTCCTAAAGTCCTAACTGATTTACATTTAGAATACCAAACTCAAGGTCATCCAAGACGAGACTAGCATAATCAAGGGTTTCAAATCCAAAAATGACACGATGCTGAAAAGGTTGCATGTCGTGTTCAATTTTAATTATGACCGCATATTTATTGATTGGTGAGCCCACGCCATTTGGAGTAAATTTAATCTGACATACATCGTTGATCTCTAATCCTAGAACTTTTATTTGTTCTGGTGATGTCAAGGCTTCCAACTGAACAGCAAGAGTTTCAAAGCGATATTCAGGCTCAGAATAAATGCTGACTAAATAGTCTGCCAACGCTTCAGCATCTGCGTCTGTGTTTAGAAGCAGACCCGTTTGAATCAATGCCTGCTGCCCGTAGGTGCTAATTGAATCAGCATCTTGTGCAATTGCAGTTCCACCATTCAAGCGTTCAACTTGAACATAGTTGTAAAGCAATTCAGAACCATAGACCACATTGACATCACTGAATTTAATTCCAGAACCATCATCAGCAAATATAACTTGACCAGCAGATACAGGTGCAACAGTTCTATCTTTGAAAACGAATGAACCATCTTTACCTATGAAGATAGAACCTGGTTCTGAACTATTTACAAGTTGCAAGTATTCAAGTGCGTTAGTTCCATCATTTACAAAGTCTGCTTGAAGTAATTCTGAACCTGAATCTATATCGCGAAACGATGCGGGCCACGCAACTTCCGAACGATCTAAAACAGCGTTCAGTCTTGCTCCAGTCAATTGCGAGATAGCAGTGTGAGCAGACAAAGCACCTTGGGCTAATTGTGTAAAGCCATCAACGCAATCTGCACCTGCAGTTGATAATCCTGAAAGATCATAACTCAAATTCCAGTCATCAACTACTCCATAGAAAACTGCAGAACCACCAGTTGAAACTCTGACTGTTCTCTTTGGAATGATTTGCCCATAGTAAGGACTGGAAACATACTCTGGATCAAAAATTCTTGTGTTGTTATTGAATTCAATATTTGCAACTCCAGCAGTGAATCTGTCTAGTTGTCGTGACTTTCCACGCTTGACTGAAACTTGTCGCACGAATTCTGATACGTCATAGAACAATGTCCCTGCAAGTAAGTAATCGGTGTTGTTCAACACGCCTGCAACTGGATCATCTAACAAAAAGAATGGCCCGCCTAAGCCCGAAACATCGAAACCAATTTCAACTGTTGTATCTGGAACAGCCATTTACGCACTCGCAAATACTGGGCCTGATGACTTCTCAAACTTCTTGATAGCATCAACTATTTCACGACCAACTTGTGCGCCATTTGTACCCATGCCAGCATTCACATTGATGTTGTAAACCACACCCATTGACATGTTGTTTCCAGTCAAAGGAATCACTGCTTCAGGGCCTGCTTCACCAATCATTGCAAGTGTGGGTGAAGTGACAATTCCACCTGCTGCCATCATCGGAATCTTTTTCAGTTTCTCTAGCAAGGCTTGATTGATAGGAGTCTTTGCTGGTGCTTTGAAAGTAGGCTTTGCCGCGGCAGGTTTTTTGGCACTGCTCTTTGTAGTCTTGCTAGGATCAGCGGCTGTACCTGTATCTTGAGTTGGAGCCATGATGTTTCCATCAAGACCAATACTGAATCCAGCAGCAGCAATTGCTGCCTTGACTCCATCGACCAATGCCTGACCAGCATCAATGCCTGTCTGATAGAACTGCTTTCCAGCGGCTTCACCAAGTTGTTCTGCAATTGATGCAGTTGCTTGAACTAAAGTATTGACTTGATCTACAACTGTTGCTCCACCAGCAATAATTTCATCAGCAATTGCAGTTCCCGCATCTGCACCTGCAGCAAGAACTTGACCAATTGCACTCTCAGATAGACCCAAAGAAATTAAGGTTTTTACCTTGTCAGCAAACTGAGTCGCCAGTGCTGCTTGGTCTTGCAAAACTTGAATGAATGATTTGTTTTTGGTGATGGAATCGCCCTGAGCAGCACCAAAATTGATCACTCCAGTGATTGCATCTTTGACTGCGTTTTTGATGTTCTTGAATTTCTCTTTGATTGCATCAAGTTGATCAGTACGACTTTTGAGTTCATTTCCAAGTAGTGCCATTGCTGCTTGTGTTTCTTTGCTCAATTCTTTGACAGCCGTTGTAGCCTTCGCGCTGCTTCCACCAAGACCTTCAAATTCAAGATTCAAATTTTTAATTTGATCAGAAACACTTGTGACCCTTGCAGGTGCATTGTTGCGACCTGCAGATCGTGCAGAATCGCGTGATTCTTGCTTTTCACCCGCTAATTCTTTTTGCAGTAAAGCATTTTTCTTTCGTGTTGCATCAATCTCATCTTGAACTCCTGCAAAAGAGTTACGCATACGCGCCCCTGCTTCGACTGACTTGTTGGCAGTGACAGTTGTTGCGTCACCAAGACCAGTCATCAAAATGATTAGTTCCGCAATACCAATAATCAGCAAGCCAATACCAGTGCCAGCAATTGCAATTCTCAAAGCACGACCAAAGATTGTTGTCGCGACTGTTGCTTCACCTGCAGCAAAGGCAGTTCCCTTGAACAATCCAATGTTGGTTCCCATGAGCAGGTTCACAGTTCCCATTACTTTTGCAATGTTAGACAATGCACCAAGGAACGCGCCAAAGATAAATAGTAAAGGCCCTACAACAGCAATCAAACCAGCAAAAAAGATAATGGCTTTTTGTGTGACAGGGTTTAATTTTGCAAAACCATTGAAGAAATTTTGAAGTGCTTCTGCAACTCTCATGATCGTTGGTGCTAACTGTTCACCGATTACAAGTGCAGCAGTTTCCATACTGCCTTTCAACTTTTCAAGCGAACCTGACAAACCAGAATTTCTTGCTGCTGCCATGTCTGCCGCTGCACCAGCAAGACTTGATGCTGAAATGTATTTGGCTATACCAGTTGATCCTTCATTGTAAAGAATGTTTGCAGCACGAAGCGCATCAGAACCAAAGATTGTTTGCATCGCTGCAAGTCTTTGTTCTTGAGTCAGACCCTTGAATCCATCTTGAACTTCACCAGCAATTTGAGTTAGGTCTTTCATGTTTCCTGAAGAATCAAAGAATTCAATTCCAAGTTGCTTCATGATTTTTGATGCTTCAGCAGAAACAGGATTCAGACGTTGCAAGAATGTTTTGAAAGAAGTACCAGCGTCAGAACCACGAACTCCAGCATCAGCAAAAGCAGCAAGAGCAGCAGTAGTTTCTTGAATAGTTAAACCAGATGCAACTGCTTGTTGTCCAACCTGCTGCAATGCCAAAGCAATGTCAGATACGTCAGCAGCAGAAGCGTTGGCAGCACCAGCAAGAGCATCAACAATTGAGACTGAATCTTTTGCACCAAGATTGAAAGTGTTCATTCCTGCAGACATGACAACTGCAGAATCTGCAAGTTCCATTCCCGATGCTGCAGCAAGGTCTAAAGTATTTTTAAGCGCACCAGAAGAAATCTCAGCAGGTGTTATGCCAGCCTTTGAAAGTTCAAGCATTGCTTGCGCGGCTTCATTGGCACTGAAGATTGTGTCAGCACCAAGTTGTTTTGCAAGATCAGAGAGATTTTTTAGACCTGAAACTGGAGTGTTCGTTGCAACAGCAACTTGTGCCATTGCAACTTCAAAGTCTGCAGCAGTTTTGATTGACGCAGCACCAACCAAAGTCAGTGGCAACGTGACGTTCATCGAAAGTGATTTGCCAACATTTGACATTGTTTTTCCAATGCCAGCAGTACCAACAACAAATTTGTTGAAAGAACCTTCAGCCTTGCGAATGTCAGCAAGTGCTTTGTTAAGTCCAGCAGGGTTCCATGCGCTAACAATTGGGACAATGATTGCCATTACTTCACCACCAGATTCTGATTCACTTGCTTACTAACTTTATCTAATGATTGAAGCACTGATCTTTGAACAGTTGTCATGTGAAGCATTGCTGCACGCCAGACGTAACGTGATGGTCTGCCCTGCAGTTTGTCAATCATGCTTCGACCTTGACCATTGATTGCATGGGATCGAGTCCCACCCTTGTAGGCATAGTCTCTAGTTCTTCCACCAGATTTGACTTTGTTGCGACGACCAGCCATGTCAGCAATTTGCAGACCCGCTGCTCCGTAGGTTCCTTTTTTGCCACCAACATAAATTGAAACAAGTGATGTCTCGTTTTTTTGTGTGCGTCGAGTGAAAGAAGTTCTCACAGAAACTTTGATCGCAGCCTTGTTCCAACCAGTTCTTCCCTTATGATTCATGCCACCATTGCGATCAAATTGGCGACCCATCAAAGGTGGAGCATCTGGAAGGTAGGACTGAATGGAAGCACGCACTGGTTCAGCAGCAACCTTCAAATCAATTCGTGCTTGATTTGTCATTTTGTTAGGCAATAGTTGCAGTTGCTTAATGGTTTCAGGGATTCCATAAACCTGAACTGTTGTCATCTATTGCCTGCCATTCATCATTTGCGCTTTGTGTCGAAGGTACATTCCCATGGTGAACAACATACGATCTGACTCATTCAACAACACAGATGGAGCAATACCTGTTTCACACGCTAGATAAGCGATGAACCAATGCTGACTAGAATCCCCTAGCCCTTGGATTTTGGGTCGTCATCACTTTGTCCGATGCTTTCAACATCGTCAAGCCATGAATCAAAATCTTTGCCAGTAACTTTCGTACGATTCTCTGAATGCCATGCAAGCCACAACAGGTCAGTGAGACGCATCTCTTGTTCGAAACGCGCCACACTGCGACTGTATTTTTCTTCGAATGCAACTAGGTCTTTTGCTGAACAGGTGACATCTTTTGCAGTGCCATCTACGAATTCAACGCGCAGGTTTATTCTCATGTTATGCAGTCGCTCTGGTTACAGTACCTGATGTAGGCCATGTGACAGACAGAGTGGCAATGTCGCCTACGCTGCTTGCAAATGGACTGTACTGATTGACAAGGCAAACAGAGGTGTAAGAAGGGTTGGTTGCTGAAACAGTTCCAGAAGTAGGAACGATAACAACAGTTGCCAAAGTATTGAACAATGGGAACAGAGTTGCATCTATTGATGCTGCGCCAAAGTCTTGCATGAATGAAAGTGTTACTGAACCAGTCTTTAGGCCACCAATGCGCTCACGGAAAGTTCCACCAAAGGCAGTTGTTTCCAAGTCATCGGATTCTAAAGCGAGTTCAGCACTGTTTAAACTTGTTGAAAAGTTTGTGCCATTGACTGTGATCTTGTAGTCGGTTGCTGCGAATTTCGCCATGTTTTTGTTGCTCCTAGTTTGCGTAGCAAAGCACTGTGAACTCTGCTGATAAATATGTTACCTCACCCACGGTAAGTTCACCGTAGTTTCGGGAATCGATCACTCTCAGGTCAAATGCTTTTCCATTAAGTGTCTTATCTGATTCTATCGCCAGTTTGACTGATGATGATCCTGTTGAAGAAACATAAGCATCAAGTGCATTCTGACCTGTTCGTTCTGACACACGACCAACAATCAATGTGACTGCAAATGTGTATGTGTTCATTCCACGACCAAAAGTATTGTCATACTCCACGCCTTGCGGCAGGATGATTGCAATTGGTGGACTTGGATTGTCAGGAACAGTTGCTGCAGTGCGAAGTCCACTGATGGTTGCAAGGTTTGCTGCAAGACCAATTCGGAGTTCAGATATCAAAGCCATTAGGCGAAGTTCCTAAGTTTGCGATACGGAGCAACAAGTTGTTCAACGTCTGGATCAAGATAGCGACTGACACGCATTGCGCCCATGTCACCGAATCCAGCAATTCCAAGTGGACTGTCAAGACGCTTGAACAAACGTGACGACTGAACAACACAAGCCTGAGTGATTGCAATTGGGACTGCAGGCCAACCAAAGACACCAGTGACTTTGACAAGGTTCTGCTCTGACTCAACTGGGAACAAGTAGTTTTCAACTGCACGAATGCGAGTGTAGGGAACTGTCAGACCATCTGTGTATCCGTTTGATGGCTCAAGTTGGTAATCGCCAACAGCCCATGTTGTGTCAAAGATTCCATCGCCAGCAGATGAAGTCATCAATGTGATTGCAGTTCCAGCAAGATCATCTGTCTGCACAACAAAGGAATCGTCTGCTGCGTAGAAACGTGTGGCAGTTCCAGATGAATAGAACGAACGCATAGCATGACCATCAATAGCCCGTGATGCAGATTCAATTGCCATTTCTAGCAATGTGTCATCCACATTGTCTGAGATGCGTAATGCTGCCTTTACTTGAACAAGTGTGGCGTAGCCATTTGTGATTGCCATAGAACTCCTAAGTCTGTTCTTATTCTACGGCAGACAAAACAAAACCCCTGCCGAAGCAGGGGCCTGTTTGTGGTTTCT